TTTTTTCCTTTCGCTGCTTTTTGATCAAATGTTAGAGATGTAAAACCTCTATTCTGTATAATAAGACCTTTCATATTTGTAGGATCAAATCCTAAATCATCAGCTCCTCTATACAGAATTACATCATCTTTAAGAGAACCAAATTTATCTATTACATTATCTAAATCATCAGCAAGTTTTTTTAATTTCTTCTTCTTTTTACCACCAAAACACGAATAATCACCTTGCTTTATCCAGATATCTAAGTCATTATAATTTTCTTTAAAATCATTTATAGTATTTAACTGATTATCCGATAATTTTAAATTCTTATAATGCCCATCACTCCATTCAGTTAGTTTTTCATCATTATCTAAATGGAGATAATGTAATTTTTGTTTTTCCCCTTCTTCAGGCTTCTGTATAGAATATAGAACTCGTTTTAAAGCATGATATAGCAGAATACAACGGCAATTAATAATATTACCTGCGGAACCATTGGGATCGCCCGGATAATCCAGAGCTTCACCTGTTCGTATAAATTTTCCATCCTGACTTGTCCTTTCTCCATTTGCTAGTATATGGTTGAATAGATCTCCTAAACGAAGTCCTCTAGTCCTATCATCTATGATAGTATGCCATTCTCTTTCAAATTCAATTTGTGTATATTTATAGGATTCATCTGTAGATTTTACAGATGCTGTATGTATCTCCGTCCTAGCTATTCTATAAGCTCTTTGTTTACTAATTAACGGAGAAACACTCCTTAAATCCTTAGCAATCTTTCCATAAGATTTTCCATCACGACGTCCCTTGTCTAGGATATCTCTGATAGATTCTTTTAATTTAGGTTTTATATCTTTTGCTATCTTTTTTGCTGCTGTTTTTTTAGACCATATATCAAAAGCATGCCAATAATCATCTCGCATTCCACGAGTCAAAGGAACTTCAGCATAAGTCTCACCAAATGCATCTAAAAAAGAAGTAAAAGCTTTATCACTGAAAACAGCACCAGTCTTTTTATATAAAGTATTAAGAGCTGCTATCATTCTAGGGGATGAATTATCGACTACTCCTTCTATATTAGTAAGTCCAAATTCTAACAACCGAGCAGCATCTAAATAGCATCTATGTATTATTGGAGATATTAGATTCATTCCATAATATTCTAATATCACAGAATTTCTTATAAACTCCCTATGATACTTATTCTTAGCCTGATCGGTAGTTAAATTAATCATATTTCCTTACCATTTGATATAAAGAGTATTTTCATCCTGCTTAAAACATTTACTGCATGGATAATAGAATTTTGCTCTCAATCTTTTCTTTTCTTCACCCTTTTTATGCTTCTTAGGAATAATTTCATCAATATATCCTGTATGTCCTCTTCCCATGCATTGTTTACAGTTATCTTTTGCCTTTGTCTTAAATATTTCTAATAAATTTTCTTCATTATAAATAACATCGGATCCCACTATCGCTGCTTCCATGTTTTTCTCCTTAAAATTTTTTCTTAAAGATAGTTATTGTTTTATTTACAAAAAATTCCTTTAACATCGTCCAGATGCCTTTTTTCAACACTTTTTTCATTTCTTTTTTTCACACTTACAAGGCTCTATAATCATAGCAAAACCGATTCTAGTCCTTATAACTCCTCCACATTTGGAACAGAAGATAGTTCTACAATAATTACATTCATTATCAACTACTTCGCCTAACTTACAAACAGGACAACTACCTTCTAATCCTTTATTATTCATAATATTCTCATCCGTAATAGTTTATTAATCCAATACTACAGCTTCTATAGCTAATGCCTCCTCTGGAGATAAATCACTTAATAATCCCATTGCTTCGGACTTTGTATACCCTAATTTTATCAAATGATCAAAAGCTTTTTTCTTTTCTTCATCCATTTTTTCTTCTAGTAGATTTTGTTCCATTCCCAATGGTATTAGGTTTGCGGGAACTAACACTACATCTCCTGCAGGACCTATTGGATCCTTTCCTACCATTTCACGCTTTTCATTAATTGTTAAAAATCCAGATTCATTAGCTCTTTTCCACAATCTATCCCTCTTTGGAGCTAAAGCAGGAACATTGTCCATTATAAAATCTAGAAATATTTTTTCACCTCTCTCAAAGAGCCAATTATTTAATTCACCTTTTATATAATTTAGATACCAATTAACAGGACCCTCGTAGAAATGATATCTAGCCTCCTGATAATTTGCATATTTATTATCTCCGGGGATTCCTATTAATTGTGGAGGCACTTTGTAGCCATTACATATCCTTCTTGCTATCTCCCGACCTCCTTCGATAAAATCTAAATCCATAGGTGACCATCCATAGGGCTTTGCATCTATTCCTCCTTCGCCTTCCAAAATTAGATTTTTTCCAGCTCCATTTGGTCCAGCTCGCTCATCTAACTGTTTAGTCAGTCTTTCAAATGCATCGTCATCTAAGGATCCATTCACTGTTATTATCATCCCTGGACGACCCTCATTTTCTAATATCTTTTTATTCCATTCTGCCATTTCATTACTAGTATCTATTTCCCTAGCAATGGGTTCTGTAACTGAAGCTCCCCACCAGTCATCAATTGGATTAAATGTCTTTAATTGAAGGACTTCACACTTTCCAGTTATTTTATCAACATACCAAGACTGTTCACGACCCTCTACAGTATATTGATATCCATCTAAAAATCCCATATTCTTTAGAATCTTTACTCTATCAGGTCTTAATACCCAAAATTCTTGAGGTATTGTTATATTGGGTCCTGACAAAGGTCGAATCTGTCTAATAAAAGAATTTCCAGACATTATTAAATATGCAGAAAGTTTTAAAATTACAAAACACCACGATTCCTCTGGATTCGGTCGTTTAATTAATTCTACCAAATCATTCTCTTTAATCTGTTCTTTCCTACCAGACTTAGTTTCGGTAAAGATCCCCCACGGAACAGATGCTATACTTGTATCAAGCTCATCTATACATCTATAAGCTATAACATTCTTTAAATAAGTTTCTTTAGCAAAATTTTCATAGTCTTTAGGAGTCCATGAAGCCTGATTATATCCGGAAGATATGGAAATTCCAGTAATTCTCGATTTCCTCGCGAATTTAGTCTTAGTCCAGTTTATTATTCCCATCTTTTATTCCTTTATAATCTTGCTATTTCCCATCCTGTTACCGTTAGACCACATTTTCCATTATTCACATCTGATAATTTTAATAGAAACGACAGCATATCGCCTCTAGTATAGACCATTGGAGTCGTGCTTGGTCTCCATACATAATCCTGTTTTCCTTGAGCAGACCAGTCTATAACTACTACATCATGTGGACTTCCTGCATTTGCATCCAATGTCATTGTAAAAGACTCCGTAGATTGATGAACATCAGATATATGCAATCTTACATCACAAATTTCAAAAGCTTGTGATAAATTCAAACATTCATCTAAGGACTCATTTGCTACACCTGTCGTAGATGTATAATAATAAAAATATCTTCCCCTAGCATATGGTAAATAAGTAGCTGTGAATGCCATTTTCTAAATCCTCCTTTATAATTTTTAGCTATACTTTTAAAGTATCACTATCACCTGTCTCAGCTTTGGCACTCGCTACGATTTGAGTACCTTGATTAAAAATATATTCTGTTCCATCAGCATTAACTATTACTTCATCAAAATAAGCATATCTATTATTTTGATTAAAAGACAGATAAATACTATATATCTTCTCCTATATTCATTTTCTGTTTCATCCGTTCTTTTCGTTTTTTCCGAATATCTAATTTTTTCTTAGTTGAGCTATGATTTTTATTTTTCTTTACATTATGAGCATTATGTCCTCCACAGACACAATCCTTTTCCGAAAATCCTTTACGTTTTATATATTTATTTAATATTTCTGTTTCTTCATCCCAGTCTTCATAGTCAAATGGAATTTTTGATAAAAACATTTCTCCTCATGCTCTCCTTACTCTAACTGTCATCTTCTTAAAACATAATTTATTATAAGCACCACTAGCAGCATCTATTTGATCTTTGAATTTTCCACTTGGAAAAACCGTAGCTTCCCGAATAAAATCCTTTATCCAAGGACCTTCTACCAAATATACATTTCCAGCTTCAACTTGAGATGATAAAGGTTCAGCTCTAGTTATTTTGGATCCGGTAGGACGATCTCCTCTAAAAGTAAATCCTCCTAAGAGGCGTCTGTAAGTGGAAATTGTATCTACACCTGAAGATCCAGGTTCCTGTTCCATATAAACATGACAAGATATACCATCTATAACCGCAACCTGCTTTATAATTTTTTCATTAGCAAGTGGATTTTTCTGGAATCTAACCATATCTTCAATATATATTTTACCATCCTTAGCTAATGCCATTTTACATCCAGCAGTAGCACAAGGCTGATTATTTTCCGTTACTGATTTTTTTCTCTCAGTAGCTGCTCTATCCCAATATCGTACTCTATAAGCATCTACTGGAGCTTCTTTTACTATGTGGAAATCTTCTCGATTAAACATAAATCCATCAGCAGCTATATCCCAATCACCCTTCTCAAGCTGTATTCTAGTTACTTCATCTAATTGTGATAAAGATTTGATATATTCATCTTTGTCAATGTAGGGATTATCATCCATCCATGCCGGAATAAATACTCTATTCCCTCTAGTTTTTGGATTTACATATCGTTCTTTTACCCATTCTCCTCTAGCAAGCTCATCTTTATGAGGAGGATTTGAAGCACACCTGAACCGTATAGGTATATTTCCTAAAGATTTAAGTTTCCTCATACGAGAAAATAAATATAAAGCTTGTCTTTCTCTAATACTGACTACTTCATCAATTCCAACATATTGAAAAGCAGCAGATTTATAATTCAGATGAGCTCTTGGATTATCTAAATATCCAAAACTCAATGTAGCACCACTTGGAAACTCCCATCTTCTACCTTCTCTCCATCTAGCATCTGTTCCATTGAGCCATTCATGCGAACGTGCCATTAAAGCTTCAGGATCATCTAAATTTTTAAATGTATCTCTTAATATTAAAGCATTATATCCAGGAACATCTACATATTGGAGAGCAGCCATTAATAAAGCATCTGACTTGCCTCCACCAGCAGCACCACCATAAAAAGCATCCAAACAGTTTAGTAATAAAAATGCAGTTTGCTTAACTGTAGGTTCGTGGATGATATATTTATTTAGTCTCGGTTGAAGAGTCTTCCTCAGCAATTTGCTCGAAGACACCAGATTCAATAAGTATTCCGAGGACATCTGCGAGCTTCTTCGGATCTGTTTCATGTTTAACCTTCACTTCTCCCTTATGTTCTAATACTCCATCATGCTGAACTTTAGCTTCGGTCCTTGTCTCTGAC